TTTACAGCAACCAAACCATGGACGATACCGACCGACTGAACCTACGCAACATATTGGCAAATAGCAGCGATGCCAAGGACAACACAAGTAAAATACGCGAGCTGCAGCACAGCGACGCCATTCGCGCCGATGTGGAAACCATGCTTAAATTAAAAAAAGAGTACGCCCGACTGGCGCTATCCAATCCGCAGCAATTTGACGCCATTTGCACGTCCCGCTGCTCGTTTTTGTTTAACAGCTACACCGACATTTTCAACAAGTTGAAAAAGGACGAAATTGATTTGGGAATTCTCTCTAAACTGCTCGTTATTTTAAAGCTCATCGAGACGGGAAAGCTGGACCAGCACGAGGGCTCGTTTGAAGTTGGCAACTTGCTGAAACAAATTTACGTCGACAGCGCGCTGCGCAAATCGGAGCATTTGGATAAAAAGTATGCCGACAAGGCAAAACGGGCATCCGCCACAAAGGCGGCGCCAAAGAACATCTCATGGGAGCAGTACAAGAAAACCCATCCAAATTCAAATGATAAATAATATGATTGGGTTACACGTGAATAAGTTCCTCCGGTGAGAGATACGCCTCGTGCAACAGTTGCAAATCGCGGTTTTCACTAGAAAAGAAACTGGGATACAGAATGCTCCAATCCGTATCTTCGGGCAGAAGCGAGAGTTTCGTATAAATGTAGCCGATAAATGCGCTGCACACGAACCGGGATGTTTTTTGCGGGTTCGGGTCCTTTTTACAGTAGGCTTCAATCCAGTCCGCGATAACAATGTCGTACGGTTTATCGTAAACCACTTTGTGTACGCTCGCAAGGTTCTTTTTGGTGAACAATTCATCGTATTTCCAACAGTGCAGCTTTCGAATGTAGAGTTTGCCGCCGTACCCGTTTACATACTCGTCAAGCGGGACAAACTGGACGCCGAATTTGTTCGCACCATCTTCCGAATCGGGAACTTTTGACGAACCGGACATCCACAGGTAAGTGCCCTTTAGCGGCGGGTCCGTGAACTCGGGGTCCTTTACAACCATTCCAATGTGAGAGAAGTCGCTTCGCGACATGAACTTGATGAACCAGCTGAAGAGCCCCCAGTTACCGTATTCAAGGTCATCGCATAAAACCAGGTCGCCTGTTTTAAGGTCCATTCGTTGCTTTTGCATATTTTGCATGTTTTGCATGTTTTGCATGTTTTGCATGTTTTGCATGTTTTGCATGTTTTGCATGTATAGTTCTTTACTATTATTATTATTTATTTGTTAAAAATTTCATATTAAAAACGTAACAAATAATACACTAACATTAATAAACCTCATTAATACCATTCCTAATATCAATTACCAATAACATAATAGCATGACGCACATGAACGTGGGCGTGGACGTGGGCGTGGACGTGGGCGTGGACGCGGTTGCAGATAACTCGTCGACCCTATGCATCGGTATGTGCCTCTTCAAAAATAAAAACGGGGTTTCGTACCTTTTCTCGAATTTGGTTAAAATCTACAAGTCCAATGTTTTTTCCCGACTCCGGTTTACATTCGTGTATGAGCATCGAGACGACACACTCGACTATACCGCGTCCGTAATACGCAGCTTTACAAACCTCGTACCGAACGCCGTGGTGGACTTCATTCCAAACACCCGCCCATGGGAACCCGTGCGTCAGCGAAACATAGGTCACGCGCGCAACACGTTTCTGGACCACCTTCGCGGGCTGCGGTCGACTGGAATAACATTCTCTCATTTTGCATTCATGGATTTTAACGATTACGCGTGCATCGGCCCCATTGATACGGACGTGCTGCAGGGCGCCATGCAGATACGGGACCAATGGGACAGCGTGTCATTTTTGCGCGAAGCTGGCTATTATGACATGTGGGCGCTGTCGTTTGCGCCGTACATTCACAGTTTTTTCCATTTCAGACGCGGGTGGTGGGACGTGCTGGGCTGCATGCGACCCGCATTTGACCGCTTCGTCACGCATGCAGTAATGCGCGGCGACGAACTGCTCCCCGTGTTTTCAGCGTTTAACGGGTTTGCCATTTACCGGTGCGCCGTGTACTTGTCGGACCAAGAACCGCGCATTCAGTACACGGACGACGTTGAGACCGCGTACTATCCACCGGGCATGCTGAACGAGCAGTCGTCGCTGGTGGAGTCCGAACCCGACGGGCGCCCGAATGACGACTGCGAACACCGGTACTTCCATCTTGTGTCCACGCAACCGCCGCACAACGCGCGCATTTTTATTTACTTGAAACATTTATTTAAAAAACTGAAACCGCACGAGGTGCCTACGTCGTACACGCCGCGAGGGGAGGTGTGAGTGCGCTAGCTAGCGGTATCGCGGTTGGGTTCCCTGGGCCGGGGCTACCTGAGTTTATTGAGCGGTTCCCATTTGAGAGATACGGTATTGAAGTATAAAAAGTTCGGGTTCTTCCAAACGTTGTGGGTGTTTGATGGGGTATAATCGTTGCCCCAGCACTCTTTATCGTGTTCCTGTGCGAAATGCGACAAGGTTTCGTATTCTGCAATGTCGACCGAATCGGGAGCATCGTATTCGGCGGTGGTTCGGGTAATTGTGTTTTTCAACTTATCGTATCGACCGTGCCACTTGTGAGCATGGGATGCGCCGCTCGCGCCCCCGTCGGCCGAACTGTCGCCGCAGGCCGGGTCAATGCTGGCGTGGAGAAGCTTCACGTACCCGTCCGGCAAGTAGAACTGCTGGTTGCGTTTCCCGATTGCGCGACTGCCGCTGCAAGCGCCTCCACCGGTAGTGCTGGCGCCGGTATGCGACGCAGATGACGACACGCTGCGCGGACTGTTCTTGCTACTATTGCAGTTGCTGTTACTATTTGTTACATTGGGATAGTTGTCTATCGTGTGCTCGGTAGTCGCAGTCACCGCAACCACTGCGGCGACCGCCTCTGCTACCCGCGTTGTGACTGCCGCCGACTCACCGGCTACCGCCCGGGTTTGGACTACGTGCAACTCTTCAGCGGCATTCTCAAAAACGCGGTCCACTGCGTCAGCGCTATAGAACCGCTCGCCGTACCGATACACGATTTTTATTTCGGGGTAACGCGAGTGACGTTGAGGAAAGAAGTCTTCGACCGCGACGGTATTAAACGAGTAAAATGGATAAAAGTAATGCATTTTAATTTTATTTAGTAATTCGGATAAGTGATAAATGATAAATGATAAATAGTAAAATGATAAATGTAATGAACGTACCAAACAAAAAATGTTTAAATGTTTTAAGGTTGAAACTATATTATTATATTTATTTTGTTAATCTATAAGATACTACGATACTACGGACAAAATGGATGCGCGTAAAAAACAGTTCCCCAAACGCATTCGTTTGTACTCAAACCCTCGCACCGCCCAGCGCATGGCGCACAAGTATCTGGGAAAGACGGCCAAGCTCTATCCCGCAAGAAACCCTGCAAAAAAGTACTCGATTTACGACCCCAAAAACAACAAGTGGGTGAACTTCGGGCAGATGGGGTACGAGGATTATACCAAGCACCACAATAAGACGCGGCGCAAAAATTACTTGACGCGCACCAAAGGCATGCTGGGCGACTGGAAGCGCAACAAGTACTCGGCCAACAACTTAAGTCGGAACATTTTATGGTGACGACCCTATAAATTATGAATATTTGAATATTATGAATTTACCAAAACAAAATAATAACTTGATACATTATTAATAAAAGGTACTAAGATATTAAGTTATAAATTAAACTATAATTCTTATAAATAAAATTATTATAGAACATAAAAATGAGTTTCGACATAAAAAAACTTACAGATTTTGGAAACATCGGCGATTCATTTAAAAATCCAGGCGCGTCATCGTCGTCCATTCAAACACCCAGTTCAGACGATTTAACCACGCTGTTCACCGATGCAAAAACGGTGCTCATGAATGCGGTGCAAACGCTGGTGTCAGGCGCATCCGCGTCCACGCTGGGCGCATCCTTTATGGAGAACGCGCCCCAAATTGTCGGGCTTGCGGTTTTTATTTTAGGGATTATCCTTTACATCCAAATCCAGGTTGGAAACGAACAGGCGTCGAGTCGCAATGACAACAAGTACGCCAGCAGCATCGCCGACTCCATTGAGTTGGAAAAGCCGTCCAGTAAAATTTCGAAAAAGGTGACGCTGGAACTTTTTACCCCCCAAGCAGCGTCGCGTTCCTCGCCGGACGCCAGTGTTCCCAATCCACACGACCCTCCGGGGTTGGCTACTCGGAGCATGAAGGGCGGCACCGTGTCTGCCTCAACCATGGGAAACAACATTGAGGACGCGATTGTGCACGCCGTGTCGACCATCATTCCCAACGCGCCGTCCGCCCAAACCCGGGAAAAGCTGGAACAAAAGTCGGCCACGTGCAAATCAACCGATGCCTTTTGCAAGCAGAACCACTCCGACATAGAAAAGGTGTGTGGGGACATTAAAAGCCAAGGCACGTGCTCCGAAAAGTGCTGCTGCGGCTGGGTAAAATTTTCAAACGAGGGCAATGGTAAAGGGG